CATCGGCAGTTGCTCCTCTACCATTACCAGTCACACTCTCAAGTACTACCCCATTAAACTGGAATATTCCATCGCGTGGAGTATATCCAATACCTGCATTAATAATATTCAAACTTGTGTATGCAGCACCCGCTACACCTGCAAGATTTGCTGTTGCATTAGTTCCATCTTGATAGAAGGTATTGCCCATAACATACCCATTATCTGAAACAGTAGTTCCCAAACCTACTCTTATTTTTCTCGATGATAACTCTAATGGGTTAGGAGATAATTGAGGAATCTGATGGTTGCCTTGTGTTAGTTCTGGGCTATAAGTTTCAACAGTTCCAGACTCAACAAAGTCTGCTCTATAAAGAGTATATTTGAGATCTTCCCACTGACTTGGTTCCCATGTAGAAGCATTCTGGGATTTAAACATAGATCCCAAAGTAGGTTGATTGGCAATATAAGTACCAGTTAATAAATCATTTTCACCTACTCTTGAAATATATGCTGCATATTGGGCAGAATTGGATAACATAACTATGGCATATTCCTGTCCTCCTTCCAAATAAACAGGTGCTTCAAACTCAAATGTAGTTGCAACTGAACCATCAGTGGAAACATTAACTTCTGCTGGATCTAATGTAACTTCACTAAGAGGAACGATATTCATCGTAGGCACACCATTAGACATGGATCTCAAAGAGAATACAACGGGAAGGTTCTCAACAGATTTGGATGAGAAGAAAATATCACATTTAGTAAGGAATACACCAGTTTCTTCAACAATCCTAAATGATTGAGCCAAAGGATCCCCAACTCTCCATCTTCGGGTCCTAGTTTGACTCCTTCTTCCGGTCTCTACCCATTGCGTACCCTCACTGCGGCGTACATTGCGACTCTCGTTAATATTATCAGTAAGGACTCTAGCATTTCTAGTAGCAACTATGGTTTCTTGAATGGTTTCTAAGAATCCCTGCGATGAAAAATCATCCTCAGCACTAGAAGTTGCAAAGTCATCATTTTGATCATCGCTAGTAAATTTTAGAATTTTCTTACCAGCCGTAAATGATGGATGATTAGGATTCAGAGGATCAGGAATAAAGAAAGAACCTCCTAAATAACCCGCTAAATCAGCAACTAGTCTTAAATTGATTATCTTGGCCTGAGCACCACTGGATCTACCAGTTAATATCATCTCATTAGCCACCCATCCATGGAATTGTCCTTGTGCTTGAGCGGCAAGTGAGAATGTATCTACATTTAATAAAGTAGAGGTGGAAGAATACTCTGATTGAACTAATTGACCTGTAGTATAAGGATTAGCACCATATGTCTTAGTTGGAATATTATAAGCACCTTCTTTATGATTAGATTGTGCAACTCGGAAAGTTATATTGGGAGTAGTAGTATTATTAGGACCTAACCCCGTTCCTTGCATCACACCTTCAACAGTCTCTCCAACTTGGAAAGTACCAGATGACATTTCAATTTCTAGAAGTTTGGGTATACAATACTTAGTAACATCTACCCCATCAAAAAATCCATATAATTGAGTTATGGGTTTATTCTGTTTACCTACAAACTCCACATTACGAGTTCTCATAAAGGGAATTACTTCCCTACTAACCAACCTATCTCCTTGGGATTCTCTTTGAGAAAGATCTTCTACTACTCTCCTTCTAGTACCACTTCTACTGGAAGTACCAGTGCGGAATGTTTCTCTCCGTCTACTCCTAATCCAAGTAGTCCGGGTACTTTCCCATCCTCTTCCTCCCCATCTACGGGTTTCTCTACGTTGTCTACTTCCACCAACCCATCGAGTTTGCTGCCCACTCCACCAAGTATTCCATGAGCCCCATACATTAGGACCAAATCCATTTTGATCAAATCCTTCATTCTGTTGAAGATTTTGCAATGTTTGTGTAAAGTTTCCTTCTTGAATAAGAAGACGAGTTTCTAATCTTCTAGTATTAACCCACGTATCAGACTCGGGAGTAAGATCTAAAATCCCATTCCAATAAGCAACAATAAAAGGTGTAATAGATTCTGTTCTGGATCCAAATACCTGTTTTAAATATTCAGTTTCAGAATAATCTAATGTAATCATCTGGGAAGGATGCTTACGAACATTAAGACCTTCAATAGTACTAAATTTAAGATCTTCAGTAGGATCTACATTAACTACAGGACCTAACTGTAAATCAACCGAATCAGTATAATGTTTAGGTCTAAGTTCTTTATTTCCTCTATCAATACTATTCTTTACTGTAAGAGTATCATCTTGGGCTTGGAAAGATTCAAAATTATCAACAAAAAATCCAGCTTTAAATCTATCTAATCCATCACCATCGGGAACAAAGAAACTAGAAGTGTTAACTTCAAGTAAAGATAAAGCAGTATAATATTCTAAGTTTTGAATGCGAGTCTCCAATCTTTGGATATCTTTCATTTGATATCTCTTATACTCAAAGAAATTAATCTCCGCCTCAGAGACATTATATAAGTATGGGGGAAGAAGTGCAGAAGCCACTTCTATGGCATCATCAACCGGAAGAGGTCTTTCAGGACTTTCCGCAGGAGTTCCATAAACTACTTGGAAACTGCCATCTTTAGTTAGATAAATTCTATCAATTCTTCCCAAATAGAAAGTAAAGTCAAGAACAATAGATTCATCAGAAGCAAGCATATTGGCAGCAGAATTACCGGTTCCATCGAAAGATCTACCAGCAAAAGTAAGCGGTGAATTTCCACCTTCAGTTACTGTATAATCAGACACTCGCGGTCTAATATCAATAATATCACTATTCCTGATGCCATTAATCGACTGAATATCTTCTCCATAATTAAAGGTATTGTAAGAATCTACAGTAGTGATATCTCCAGTATCAGTAGAATCGTAATAAGCACTTTCAAAATAAACTTTTATTTTTTTAGCCGGAGGATCAGCATCTTGTAGTCTTTCTATAGATCCATAATTATAAATTGTTTCTTCTTGTCCATTATCAAGAACATAATTTTTAGTAATATCAAAACTACTATTATTCAATGTAGTAATGACTGCTTGAATACTAGATTCTTGAGAGATAATAGTTTCTCCTTCTTTAAATTCATTCTCATTCTGATAAATGAATGTCAAAGTATCAGCATCTGATTTTTCTGCAACGATTGCAATACCATTACTCGTTTGACCTATGATTTGCTCTCCTACAATATATTCACTAGTAGTTGTTGTCGCACTATTAATGGAAGATAAATCCATTGTTGGTGCAGACGGTGTTCCTTGAGTTGTTGTAGTTTCAAAAATTCCATGAACTCTAATGATATCAGGAGTACGCAGGGAAATCGTCTCATCTTCAACTCTAGTTCCATAGGGGAAATTACCATACTCTAATCCATTTTGAGTAGTAGTGGTTCCAATACCCGATCCTACTATATTAGACTTATCAACAACAATAGAATTAACACGATTCAAAATCTTAGTCTTTGAAGTTGGTTTTAATTTCTTCAAAGTAGTAACCACTTCAACATTACCAGCATCCGTTTCCAGACGAAGACCCACAATATCTAAAGTGGTCATTCCATTACCAAATACGAAATTACTAGAATTTATTTCTTCAGCGATTCCATCTGATGCAATCACTGCATATCTTTCTTCATCAAAAGGCAAGAAAGTCTGATCTTCACCAGATGCAAGTTGATTCGCTACTCTATGAGCAGCAATTGTTTCCCCAGAATATACTTTTCTTATAGAAAGAGAAGCATCCGTAAGATCCACAGAAGCGATATTCTCCTTAGGAAGTTCAGTATACAGAGTATTATCAGAAGAATCTGCAAGATTTGTTCTTACAACTCTAAAATCATTTGCAGTAAATAATGAACTAGGCAAACTACCGCTTACGACATAATTAACAGTATGAACACCCACTATTGTAATTTCACTAGTACCTACACTAACTACCCGTGCCATAACAGTATCACCGGAGACCACACTCCCATTAGCTCCTGTGAAGTTGACACTCATATCCCCATATTCAACCAAATCATTTATTCTAATAACCTCACCAGTACCTGGGAATAAGTTATTAGGACTTCTGACGGTACAACTGCTGAGAGTGCCTGTAGGACTTATAGTAGCTATTCCAACACTAAAACTAGTCTCTTGAATCGTATTGGCAGTAAAAGTATTAATTCCAATAACACCATTATTAGTTCCATATACCGATTTAACGTTAGAGATACCATATTCAGTAACTGCTATGGCAACTCTTCCATTCTGAATTCCATTAAAACTTAAAGATTCATTTTTAATAAACTCACCTGTGGTTTGAGTAACTGTTAAAGCAGTTCCAGCAGAAACATCATATCTTAAGAATCCAGTTGCACCACTATTCTTTCCTTTAACAAAAGTACCAGCACTCCAAGTTCCGTCACTTCCATCTACTGCCGTAGGAGCCTGATTAATAGCAATATCAGTTACTGTTTGAACATCAAAAAGAGATATATCCCATTGATTGGTTTGACTCTCAATATTTACAGTGCCTGTATCTCGACTTATTGCATAACTACCCGATTCCAAAGCAATATCATATACTCTTGCTTGACCAATTTCTTTTCCAGCTACAGTAGTTGTAGTAACTCCAACTCTGTGATCTCTTAGACTTAAAACATAAGTATTTCCAATTCCTACAGTAGGATGTCCATAAACAGAATTTAATCTTAAAGTAGGACCAGTGTTATACTGCAACCCTTGATCCTCTAAAGTTTTTGTAGTTCTAGGTTTATCTGCATCAAGATAAGTAGGAGCAATAGTTTCAATCTCATACCCTTTAACAAACGCTTTACCGGGAGATATTTGATAAAGACCTAATGCATCTGAAGGAGTTTGTCCACCATAGGTAAATTGACCATCTTGAAAGACTCCTTGATTTCCAACATTATTATTAAGAGAATCAACAAATCTAACATCAAAAGGTTTGACATAATAATCACCGGATTCTTCATAAGTACGACGAGCTAATTCATCTGCTAATCTACTATAATCTGTGGTCTCCTTTTTACTAGTTAAATTACCATCATTAACAGTTGCTAATTCAACAAAACTTTCATCATTAAAATCATCTAATTCCTTCTTAAATAAAGAAAGAGTAATTTTTAATCTATCAGCACCTGGTGCAGCATAGTTATTAAATCCTTGAGAATTATCGTTTAAAGTCTCATCTAAGTCTGGTGTAATTATTTCTTCTAAGATATTAAAACCAACTCTATAAGAAGATGTATTACTGTATTGATCTAAAATAAGTGTTTCAGCATCAACTTGACAAAAATTACCACGTACAAAATATACTCCATTTTCTATATGAAATGCCGATCCAATCGCTGCAGCATTTTGAGATAAAGTAGCAGCAAATGGACTACCAATAGAGATTGAAGTATTACCTAAAAGTCCTGATGTAATAGTAATATCAGCAGTTAAAGATTCCGCATCAGAAAATATTTCAGTAGAATTATTTGTAGTACTCGATCCCAAATAATTGATATAAAGAGTAAGATTTCCATTCTCAGAATCTTCTGGAAGTAAAACCTTATTAACATTCGCAGTAACTCCAGAGGTTTGTCCTGTAATAATTGCACCTACTAATTGGTCAGCATAAGCCGCTACAGGAACTCCTTGAAAATTATTTTGTAATTGAATACACTTATAGTTTTGATTATATGATGTATTTCCAGGTATTACCTTACTTCCTTCCTTAAAAAAATGCTGGCCAAACTTTTCAATCTGGTTTTGCAGCATAGACTGCAAACCACTTAATTCTCTTGCTTGTACGGGATATCCAGGTTTAAATAATACCCGATAGTAATCGTTATCCGCATCAAAGTCGTCAAAATATGGCGATACGTTTAGATTTGTTAGCTGCGACATAATTTTTTAGAATTGCAAGATAACTTTGATATCTTCTTTTTGGGTTGATGAACGAGTAATAGCTGGTCTATTATCAACGTAAATTATATTCCCTGAATATTTTTTAACTTCAGGATTTCCAATGCCATCAGTAAATTCTTGACCCAAGTAGTATGTTTTATTATTTATTACGGTAGAGACACCACTAAATGCAGTATCAATACCTAGATCCGAGCCGGTTGAAGGAGTAATAGTTAAACTTCCACCAGTAGCGGGATCAGCCGTAAATGCATTTAATTTAAATCCATATTGAGGTTCAGTAATACCCACCCCAGCAGTATTAAATCCAGCCAGAGCACTATCTTGCCAGTATTTTAAAACCCCCGTAGTTTGATTGTAATTAACAACTCTTGCAATTGCCGTACTACCCGTAGCAATTGTTTGAGTAAACTTAGAATCAGCAACAAAGGTAGCACTACTATAACCAGCACCTGCTAGTCTTAATGCACCACATGCAGCAGCTTTATCCAGAGTTAGTAAAGATGTACTATCAAATGCTTGAGGGTTGCATACTACACCCACTCGTGCAATTTGATTATCGGTAATAAAATCAGGGTTTTCACTATCATTTTCAATTCTAGAATAAAGCAATACGTTATATGCACCTAATTCACGATAGATATTAGAACCATGACCACCTGGAGGAGAAATAATAACATCAAATTCAGGACGAGTAGTACCTGTTGGTACTCCACCAGCAAGTAAATCTAAACTACCATAAGTATATCCCGATCCTTGTGTAGAAACGGTGACATTCTTTACTTGAGATGAAGCATCCATAACAACGGTGCATTCTGCTCCCGAACCATTTCCTTTAATAGGAACCTTAGTATAAGTAGCATTTGCCGTACCCAAACCAACACCACGATCGGTAACTGTTACTATTTTAATCGAACCATCTACTGCATTATCTCTTACAGGAGCATTATCAGAGCTAGTTTCCCAATCAGCAGGTACAGGAATATAATCAGTGGATTCAAATTTTACGATATCACTTGGTTTAATAGTATAAAGATACTTCCAAATATATCCATCTCCACTCGTTCCTGCTGATCGAGGTTCAAGATCTGTAAATGTTGGCTCATCTAATGATGGTCTTCCATTAGGGTTATCAGGATCTATTCCATTCTGAAGGCATTCATATACCCTATAATCACTGTTTATAACAAAATAATTGGCAGCATATAAATTAGTCGCTCCAGATACTTTAGCAGTATTGGTTCTACTGTAATCACTGCGATACATATCGTAAGTAGTTCCCGATGTCCATACTCTCCTTGGAACCACTTGTCTCACATCGGAAGAAGTAATTTTCTTCATTGCAATCATATTATCCCAATAACT